CAGCAAGACTACCTACTGCGGTAGTTACTGTTAACTTATAAGAATGTGTAAAACCATAGCCCGGTGCTTCACTTACAACTGCGACAGTAAAAGTAGCACCATTACTTGTATGCTTGAAGCGATCAGCCGCAAAAAAACCGTTAGAACTAACACCTGTTGTTGATGACGTTCTTTGATAAATTCTCATTGCTCCATTAATTATCATGTTTCTATTACCAATCTGTCCTCCATTAATTGTCGGAGTTTTAACATCACCAGTTGTTTCTACTGTTTGAGAACCAAAGTTAGGAGCAATTTTACTTCCTGCTATAGCAGCCGAAGCATTTACATCAGCATTTACAATACTTCCATCAACTATAGAAGCCGATACCACAGAATTACTTGCTAGTTGATCCGCACCCACAGCGTCATCGGCTATAAGTGCCGAAGTGATCGCATCATCAGCTATTGAAGCAGTCACTACGCGATCTGCAATTATAGTTCCATCTAAATTACAAATTGAAATCCAAGCGTTGTTTGCAGAATTTCTTAGTTTTAAAATATTTGCGCTTGTATCTGCCCACCATTGATATGCATATTTTGTAGATGGTTCTGAGGAACTTGAATTATTACTTACAATAGCAGCTAAAACATTATTGAGGTCTGCCCTGACATTCGCCCCTGTACTATTGTCTATTACATAATCGTGGGTAGCCATTTTAGTCTTATTTTTATTATAAGGTTATCATAATTCTAAGAACCACGCCCAAATCCAACAGCAGTATATCTAAAATTCCTATCAACAAAGCTTGATCCATTTTTTACATCTATTGAAAAACCAGAACCAGATATATTTGAAACCACAAAGGTATCCCCTGCTTGTGCATTTTCTAAAGAAATTCCTATTGATGGCAAAGCAGAACCTACTGCAACATTTGTACCACTACTTCCTGTGAAAAATGTATTCTCAAAAGTCACATCTTTTTGCGAAGTGCCAGAGGCAATAACAGTAGTACGATTTTCTGTTCTTCTTTCTAATTCTGCACTATAACCTAATTGATCTATTTCAATAGATTGTGCAGGGTCATCTGATGTTAATTCACACTTAAACCTAAAACCTCTTGCAATAAAAGTTCCATTGGCAAAAATATTAAATGCTGAAAAATTAGCACCAAACGTACAATTACCACTTGTATTTATAGAAGTTGCAGAAGTAAGAACAAAAGAGTTTATATCCGGAACGGATTGAATCTGATATTCACCATCAACACCAGTACCACTTGTAAAATCAACAACAACAAAACTTCCAGCACTATACCCATGAGAGTTTTTCGTAATTGTTATTATTGTCCCTGCACCACCTGAACCATTGTTAATGGTATAAGTTCCAGAAATAGAAGCGTTTGGGTCATTGTCAGTTTGGCTGACAAGTAATTTTGCATTCACATCAAATGCTGTTGCAGAATCAAAATCTGTCCATGTATCAATGTTTCCTGTTCTACTATCCACCAAATCGTTTGGATAAAAACCTTGTGTTACAAAATGTCTTTTTAATCTTAATGGCTGTTTGCTTCCTAAATCTAATTTATTGGCAAATTCATAAGAACCAGAAGTTGCTACTGGACCAGAAAAATCAAAATCAGAAAGTTGGTCTACATCTGCAACATCATCAAAAACAGTTGTAGAATCTAAAACTAAACCATTCACATCATCACTGAAAAAACAATTTACTTTAGTTCCGGCAAAAGGTGTGGCATCTGTGTCTTCTCTATCTACAAATACGCCAAGTTTTGGTAATGGATCTGGTGAGCTAACAACAACTGATGTTTCACCTTGACTTAAACGCCCACCATCATCACGAAACTTTAAAATATATTCACCATCAAGTGCTGGCACTAAAGTTTCTGAAATGTTACCAGCAAGTGCTGGAATAATATCCACAGAATTTGTAAAAGTTCCAGTTCCGTCTGTTAAATTTGAATGTCTGACAACAACATTACCACCATGAATAACATCAACATCTGTGGCTTTATCAAAACGAAGTCTTATAAATTGATCTGAAACTGGTTCAAATACCAAACCTGTTACATCTTGTGGTCTAGCTGTTTTTCCTATTGCTTCAAATGTAATATCATTTGAAGTTGCAGAAAGTTGACCTTGCAAATTATAACTAAACACTTGTATTTCGTAAGTGCCAAGCTGACTATTTTTTATTTCAAAGTCGGGTCTTGAAACTTTTTCAGTTGTATAGTTTCCATTTTCAAAACGATAATTAACTTGATATTCAATAACTCCAACAATAGGTTGCCAACTTATAAATATTTTTGATACAGCTTGATTATTAATGGGTACGATTGTTTCAACAGCAGAAAGGTTTGCTGGTGGTTCTTTTAACTCATTTAAGATTGAAATTGTCCTTGTTGGTAAATCTGAACCATCTTCAATAAAATCATATTTGCCTTCAACATAAGAAAGGGCTGTAATTGAAAAATTTATACCATCTTGTTCTTCAACAGTAATAACTCTAAATTTTTGTGCTTGTACTGTTGTATTCGCTAAAAGCCAAACAGTATTTACATTTGGTAATTGTGAAAAGGCAGAACTAACAGTAACCTCCCCAACATCAGAAATATTTACAATATTTTTTGTTTCAACTGTTCCATCTGGCAAAACAACACTTAATGTTGGACTATTGCTTGTTGGTAGGTCTGTATTAAATGCATCATCAACTGTCATAACAGTAGTTGATGTAACTGACTTTAATCTTCCACCTCTTCTTACACCAGCACGAACAGGGTCATTTATATCAATTATTGCCCCCGGCCTTACTATTGCACCAGCATCTATAGAAGTTGTAAAACTTACAAGTTCTGATTCATTTTGCTCTGCAAATAATATTGCTCTACCTAGTCTTGCAGCTTGCCCTCTTGATGTACAAGCAAAAGCTTTTACTTGTTTTGTTATTATGCCAAATTTACTTTGTGCCGCAGTATCGTCTACAACTTCAAAATCAACATCTTGGCTGTCCATATTAAAATATGAAACAGCAACAGCAGTATGCCTTTGTTTTAAACTACTACCCGAATAACTAAAACCTTCTGATGTTATATTACTGAGATTAAAAAGATAGCTTGCATTCTTCGGCGAATCTTGGGTAATAGTTATTGAACCGGCAGTAAAAATTGGCATACATCTCATTACACCTGCCAATTCATTTATAAGATCAAAAGCCTCAGATGAATTTTGTATATTTACGTTGCAACTAAATCGTGCCTCTGTACTACCAAATCCATCATTTACAAGTGCATTTGCATATTTGCTGGCAGTTACAAATGAAAATAAATCAAGATTGCTGTCTGTTATATGATCACCAAAACCATATCTTGTATTTGTTAAAAGGTCTAATAAAATCATTGCTGGACATGAAGTCCAAACTGCAGCACCCATAACACCATTAAATATATAACCACTTGGGTAAATAATTCGACCAGTTGCAGAATCAACAGTTGGTGTTCCAGAGCTTGATGCACCAGCCCCCGGTATTCTTACTTTAATACCACGAATACGGAATTTTCGGCTAGGAATAGAACTAAATTGTTGAGAGTCTAATCTAATTGCGTTATAAGCAGAGTTTGCATAAGTAGAGGCATTATCAATTATTTCTGAAAAACTTGTCCATTGAAATGAATTTACAGTACTGCTGCTTGTACTATCCGCAGTTATCCTTGTAACTCTAATATCAACTGGAAAAGAACCTGTTATTTCTACTGAATGATCTCTTTGGTATGCATCAGCTGTACGACCAGTTACAGTTTGCGTTGTGACATCTGTAAAACCACCAGAGTTATATTGAACAGATATTTTGTAACTTACCGTGTCACCCAATAAATCACCATTTTCTTTTGCTACTTGTATCTGTGGAAATGTAATTGTAACTTTTATACGATCAACATTTGTATTTGTAATCTGTCTTGTAACTGGTGAAGCTGCTGTTACTTCAATACCAACAGGTGTACTTGAAGAAGAACTTTCAATACCACTTATTTTTGTTTGGCTTGAAGTACCATGTCTTGAATTAAATGTTACATCTTGAAAATTAAAATCAGCATCTTGTGGATTTGTATTAGATGCTGTTGCTCGTAATACTGGTGTATCGTTTAAAAAAACATCTTTTAGATAAGCATTTTTATATGCTGTAGATGTTTTATCAGTAATTTCAGCCTTTGAAGCAGATGCACTTCCCTCTATCTCTCCTTCAGAAATTAAATCTAAAAATGTGACAAACTGCTTACTGTGTAAAGTATCAGGTGTCCTTGTAGGTTGCGGTGGTGGAGAAGGCTTTGAACCGCCACCAAATGAACCACGAATAATTTTTTTATTATCGGTCATACTTGTACCTGTTCAGTATCTATTGAAGAACTTATTACAACAGAACCAGTAAAAATTTCGCCATATACTAAAGGTACTGGTGTGCCAGCACGACTTGTCTGTTGTGTACCACTAAAACTAAAAGACAATCTTGGATCTTGTTCAGAACTAAATTGAGGCATTTTAGGTGTAGGAAATAACATATCACTTACACCTGATAACACTAAACTAGCACCAATACCAAAAGCTGCTTTTGCACCTAAACCAGCAGCAGCAAAACTAAAAGTACCTGATTGAATTAACGGCGCTGTAAATAAACCACCAACACCAAAACTTAAAGCAATTAAGGCACCACCAAATAAAGCCTTACCTATACCACCAGAACCAGATACAACAGGTACAAATTTAATATCAGATTGACCCACTGGAAAATGCAATTCATCTATATTTACATTTTCTTTGCCTAATAAAACTTGATAATATTTATTTGCCATATGGCTTTCTAACTCTGGAAAATTATTAACAAGAAAGCTTACAGCTTGGGCTGTTGTATTAACTGCGGCTTCTAATTCTTTGTGACCTGTGATTTTTACAAGTTCGCCATACAGTTTTATTTTACGCATCATAACGATACCGACCCCCTGTACATTTTAACAACCAAGGATTGTATGGTTCTTTACAAGATAGTCTATCGCCTAAATGATGTAAAACATCACCATCTATAAAAATTCCAACATGATTTAAACCTTTTCCTAAAATACTCATTGCCAAAACATCACCATTTTGTAGTTTTTCATCTGATGCTAATTCACGAAAACCTGCTGAAATTAAATAATTATTAAAATCACCATCTTCCTTAGATTGTGGATTTTCATGAAATATTTGAGGTGTTAATGGCCTTGTAGCTCTTTTAAAAGAAATTCCTTTTTCTTGCAAATACCAATCCTCTACCAAACTTAAACAATCAGTAACACCCCAAACCCAAGCTCTGCCAAGTAAGGGCGCTTTAAATCCGCAAGGTTCATAATACCCCCAAGTTTCTGTTTTAGGATTGACAATGTACCAAGGCAAATTTGAATCTTCACAGCTAATTTTATCTGCCTCTGAAGCCACAGGCGGTGTAATCGGGTGCGAATGTACAATTCCAATAATTTCTCCAAGTTCATCACCTTTAACAAAATCTTCTGGATTCATTATGAAACATTGATTAGATGTTATTGATAAATTCTGACAAGCAAAATATTTTTCTTTTCCACGAATATTTAATAAAAGACCGCAAGATTCTTTAGGGTCTTGTTCTTTCGCGTGCAGCAATGCGTCATCTTTCCAAGTCATTAAACAGCTAATCCAATACTAGGAAATTCAGCCCTAGTACATTGTCTTTTTGGTGCACGAACACCAACAAGATCAATAGGTGCAGCTAATTCAAAAACAACTACATCTCTTGTTTCTTGTGACTTTCTATCAATAGAATATATTTCTTGTGGAAATTCTGCATTTGGGTCTGGTGTTCCATATGGATTCACACCGCCAGAAAAGTTAACAGCATCAATAAATTTTGCAAGTGTTCGGATTCTTGTGAGAGTTGCACCTGTTAAATCATTTCCTGTTGTTGTTTCATTTACAGAAAGAAGTATTGCTGTAATAGTTCCAAGAACATTACTTACAGTTAATGTTGGTCTTGGTATCTGGCCTTTTTGATATGCAAAACCTTCTGCTTGCACAGGAAATCTTTGATATGTATTGCCAGCCCAAACAATTTCTCCATTTGCATTTAAACTTGAGCCAGCATGAAATCTGTATGTTTGAGCAGACCCATGCAAAGCTGAAGTAGTTGTAAGCGTAAATAATTCAATAATACTGGAAGGATTGATTGATTGAACATCACTAATAACACTGCTACTCATGGTTCAAAAACCTCTCTAAATGTACAATTTAAAATAGCTCTATTATTATATGGAATAGTTTTTGTCCAATTTTCGCAAACATATTGTTTAGCACCAGAAACAGTAACTGTTACATTCCCAGAATTTGACGCACTATTTGCAGCAGTAACAGTAAATGTATTTTCGTCTACAGAAGTTGCCACAATAAATGTACCATCTGTTGCAGAGCCACTTGTATAATCAAGAGTTACAGTTTTGCCAATAGCTATACCGTGTTTGGTTACAGTAATAGTAACGGTGGTGCCAGACTGACTGTAGGTGCCTGTTTTTGATGTACCCTCGCCAGTTGGAGTAAAAGTAAAGCTTGCTTGGTCATTAGCTCTACTATCTAAAAATGCCTCAATAACATCTGCATCTGTTTCTGATTCATTGAATTGTACAGTAAATACTTTTGGGTTTTGATGACTTGCTAGACCGAACAAAACTCTGTGTTCGTAACCATCTGCAAAACGTACAAGTCTTTTTACTGGTGCTGATTTTTTACTAAAGCCAACATATGTAGGAGTAAATGATGGGAATGTAGCCATTATGCAAGTAATCCTCCGGGTCGTTTTTCTTGTACAAGTTGGGCTTGTATAGCAGCAGAAAGAACAAGACCAAGCTCTCTGCTTTCTTGTTCGTTACCCTCTACATTGGAGCCTGATGCATCTACATTAACAACAATATTATTTGTAACACCACCACCAATACCACTATTAGGAATAATAGTTCCAGCAGAGGAAGGTACAAATATTTCTGGTCCTTTTTCGCCTACGATTGATGGTTTACCAACAGGTGGTCTACCACCATTAGCAAATCCGGGCAAAGATGCAAACGGACCACCAAAAACAGAACCAAGAATTGTATTTATACCAAGTCTTAATAGTTGTG